TGTCTTTGTCAACGAGTGTGTATTCCCCTAGTAAGTCCATGTAACTATAAGTTCCACGGCGTCCAGCCGTGCCCCGTTTGTTTTTCCGAGTAGTCATACAGAGCCTTGGCTGCCTTCAGATTGGTGAATGGATCGAACAGTTCGCCACACCCCGCCTCTTCCAGTATGCCAAGGTTCTGCAGGTATCCGTCGGGATACCACCTTGTTGGCAGGCACCATGACCTGTCGTTGATCTGAGTCAGCCCGATGTCGGTTGACTTGTCCCTGTTCAGGGTCTTGTTATGGGCATCGGCCAGGCACCGGGACTCACGCCAGATCACGTAGTCCAGGGTCGGCATGCTGTCGGCATGCCAGCCAGCCTCCAGCGCCAGGCCGTACCATCCCGGGCACCGCAGCCCAGCGGGCAGGGTGGTGGTAGTGGTAGCGGGTACCGCAGGCTCACGGAAGTGGGCCATTGGTCTGGGCTTTGGGTCCGGGGTCGACAATGGGTTCCCCGTGAGCCCCAGTGTTGCGAGGCTTGCAGATGCCACGGCAAGCAGCCGTACGATCCAATCCATTAGGTTCTCCAATCCTAGTTGATCAGGGCAATTAGTTCTGTGAACTCCTCCAGGTCCATGAGTACTACACCTTTGCTAGTGCCATCCGGCATAGCCACCATTACAAACGGACGTATGTCACCAAGTGCTTTCGCAGCGTCGCTTTGACTGCGGGCTTGCTGAAACCGAGTCCAAATTGGACCGACCTGTGCGCCCGCTTTGATCTCGGTACGAAAAGCACCGCCCCAGTTTTCTTCGTGACGGGTAAGGTGACCACCCAGCCCCAGTTTCTTACGCGCACGACGCGCCTTCGCATCCCCTTTGGTGCGATTGCGTTTCCCTCTGGCAGCAGGGTCGCCGCAGCCTCGAACTCTGCGCGCTCCCTGTCTATCAGGACGACCCAGAGTTCCGAATCGGGGACAGTCAGGTGTCGAGCACTTGTCCTTGTTGCCTTGGCATTCACCTTTGCGGTCATCGGTCACCGGCTACCTCTCGCATCAAGTGCCTTGATCACGTTGTCGGCCTCGCCTTTGTTCAGCATGTCGAGCGCAGTGATCGGACGGTTGATGATCTCTGAGATGTAGTCGTGCTGGTCGGCCCTCGTGCTAAGGCCAGTCGCGTTCAACTTGGCGCGGATCATGCCGAGTTGTGCACTGCTGGCCTTAGCAGTTGGGTCCTTGATCTGTGGCTGGTCCCCCGTAGCCACAGCACCAGGGAATGCAGCAGTCACCTTGTCGATGATCTCCTGTACTTCTGGCTTCGGCTTTTCCTGCATCTTCTTGAAGGTGTCACGCAACTTGGGCATGACCGCCTCGGTCAGTGCGTTGAGGTCAACGCCTGCCTCCATTGCCACCGTCTCCGGGTCGATGCCAGCCTTAGCGCAAGCATCACGGAACTTGGTGAGCAGGTCGCCATCGTTCATGCGCTGGACCTTCTCCATCTCCTGTCGGCTGGGACGGGGTGCGGTCTTGGCTTGGTACCGCCAGTTACTCAGGCATCGCCCGATTGCCGAGGTCTCTGCGTTCTCCACGAACGACGTGCGGTTCACGGGCGAGGCATCACGCACTTCCTCGGCGTAGCCAGTGGCCACGGGCCGGGGATCGGCGATGTCCTTGTAGCACTCCGCCTTGAACACGACGCGGTTCTCGTCGTAGTGGTAGATCTGCGTGAAGATCTGGCCGTTCGGGTTCTCTTCCCAGAACTTGGCCAGTCGTGCTTCGACAGTCTCGTAGTTGTCCAGATTGAATCTCATCACTTCTCCTTCGTGATTGTGAATGTTCGGTATTGGGATTGCTTCTTGTATCGGGCTGCGAGGGTCGGGTGATCCGCCTCCAGTTTCTTGCTGTCAAGCGATGACCGGGTTGAGGTCTTCCACCTGCACACTACCAAGCCATCGACCTTTGCCAACTCGGCATCGCCCATGAACTTGCAGATCTTTGCCTTCGTCCCGTCCATTGCATCGGTCATCTCTTCGACTGCTTGTTTCAGCGTGGCGTACTGGCGCAGCAACTCCGCATGCTCGGCGTCCAGTTCCACACTCTTGCCCGGTTCTGCATCTGGGTGCGCGTTCTGCACTGTCTCGTAGTCGAAGGCTGCGCCGTCCGGCACCATACCCATGTCGATCTGTGCCAGGAAGTTACGACACGCTTCGATGTGCTGGCCCATCTCATCGCTGGTGATGACCTGCGTATGGAAGTAGATCTGCAGGGATGAGTCCATGATCACCCATGTGATCTCGTGCACGCCCGCGCAGATGGCCTGGTGCACACCCTGCCAATACCAATGGCGAGGCAGCACGCCCGTCCACCTGCGACGGCTGGTCTTGATCTCGTAGATCTTGCCAGCGATGTCTTCGGCATCGAGCGTGGCAATGAGGCGCACCCCATCGTCATCGAACGTGACCATGTACTCCGGCTCAAAGAGAGGGGTGCCCTTCAGCGTGGCTGCCCAGTCACGGATGCCCGGCTCCAGGCTGTTGCCTCGGACCATGGCATCGTTCATCTCCTTGGGTTGGGGTGGCTGGTCTGCCAGCAGTTCCAGCGCGAGCGCGCCCGCAGAGGTATAGGGATGCTCGTTGTGCACGGCTGCGGCCACCGAGGCCGAGATGCGCGCGCGTCCTTCTTCATTGCGCCAGCGCAGGGCCAGCCACTCCGGGCTGCCATGGGTCGGCTTCGGGATCTTGTTTCGTCTGTCCATGTGGTTCTCCTTACCTTGTGGACTGTATTCGTGGGGTGTTGTGTAGTTAGCCTATGACCTGCATCGAGGTGACCATCCTTGCCAGGATGTGGGTGACCATGCCGACCGTCTCGCAGTCGGGTGCCTCGTCAGGGTCATAGGTGGACGTGAGGCTGAGGTACCCCTCCAGCAGATCTGGAATAAGGTACCCCACCGTCACGAACCTTGCTGTCTCCGGCTTGTAGTCACTGAGATGAATCCAACCATTCTCGGAATCGTGGGCGTCATCCCAGTGAACCTTGACCAGAGTCCATGGACATTTGTCAGTCGAGGAAGCAGACATACTCGGCGGTTACCCTACCCTTCTCCGGGTCCACGAAATGCAACCGCTGAGATGGTCTGCCGACTGCTGCAACGAATGACTTCGCATACTGGTTGTCCGACTCGGGTGAGCCGGTGACCCAGATCCTACCCCCGTTGGCCATGGTCAGGTTCATGGGGGTGTGGAAGTGGCCGAGCATGCAGTCATGGAAGTCCAGGAAGGTAGCCCAAGCGTTGATCTTGCGCAGGATCGAGTATGCCGGGGTCTGCCCACCAAAGGACGGGATCTCGTCGCCGTGGATAACAAGGAGTCGGTAGTTGCCGACAGCCACTAACTGGTGCCAGTCGTCAGACTGTTGCCACGTCACGTTCTTCAACGCAGCGAGGCGGTCCTGTGCGACACGGTATGCCATGCGGTCGATGTTGTCGCCCGATGGCATGTCACCCTTGCGTCCGATGCGTCCGTGGTTGCCGTACTCGCAGACAACATGGACACGGTTGAACTCGCTGGCCAAGCGAAGCACGACGGCTTCGATCAGGTTGGACACCGAGAACAACTGCTCGTACACGTGGGCGCCGATCTCGTACTGCTGGCCCGGAAAGATGCCGAGTCCCTCCACCATGTCACCACCGAGCACAAGCACACAGTCATTGACCGGGTGATGTGCGCGCTGGATGTTGGTGAGGTGGGTCACCTTGTCCATCATCAACGCGATGCGCTCACGCAGCACGTCGATGTTGTAGGACACGGATACCTTGCCAGCCTGCCAGTCAGTCAGGTGGATCAGTGCCACCTCCGCCTTCTTGCTGCTCTTCTTGTCAGAGGCAGCCTTGGGTGGGACGACTGTGGCATGGCGAGGCTGTGCCAGCGCAGCATCCTTGGCTGCCTGGTACACCGCTTCCACAAGGTCGGCACTCTTCTTCTTTGCCCTGGCCTCGGCGCGTTGCGCGTTGGCCAGAGCGCGACGAAGTTCTGCTACCTCTTCTTCGGCTGAGAACTCGCCGTCGATGTTCATGCTTCTTCGCCGCTACGCAGGCGGTCGCGCATGTCCTCAAGGGCAAAGCGCGAAATGCGGATACCACGCTTGTTCAAGACACGCGTGATTGCTGCGAGGGTGTACTTGCCTTCAGTCAGCGCAGTGACAAGTTCTTTGTATTCCTTGTCGGTGAGCGCTGTCTTCAGGATGTCTGTCTTCCGACGACGACGAAGGTCGCCTTCGGATGCAATTTCACTGAGCAGTGACATTAGTTATCTCCCTTACCATGTGAAGGCAACCGAGGTACCCGGCTGCGTCTACTGTGTTGTCTGGTTTCCATTGCTTGGACTCGATCTCATGGGCAAGCCGTGACAACTTCACGGCAACCATGAAAAGGATTCCCTCTTCAACCGTCAGGGCTTTGCCCGTG